GTGTTAAGGACTTGATGATTACTATTTATGAATTACTTATGAAGAACCAAGACCATGAAAGAGTTGTTATGTTACGTAATCAGTGGATTCCTGTACGTCCTGATGTTTGGAATGATAAGTTTGATTGCACTGTTTCAGTTGCTTTGGGTGGTGGTAATAAAGATCAGCAGATGGCTCACCTTTCAAGGATGCTCCAGTTTGCAGGGGAAGCAATGAAGGGTGGATTAAATATTGTTAGCGAGCAGAATATGTATAATCTTGGAGCTTCATTAGTTAAGGCAATGGGCTTTCAGAATGTCGATGACTTCTTAACTAACCCAGCAACAATGCCTCAACAGGAGCAGCCTTCACCTAAAGACCAGGCTGCTATGATGGAAGCTCAGATTAAGAAACAAGAACTAGAGATCAAAGCTGGTGAACTTCAGTTAAAGGCACAGAAGATTCAGCAGGAGTACGAGAAGTTACAAATTGATTCCAGCCTTAAACAGCAAGAACTTAATCTCGAAAGAGAACAGAAACGAGCCGTAGCTATAGGAGCCACATGACACCAGAAGAGAGGGAAGGAAGAGCTAATTCACTTTTAAATGATCCATTATTTAATGAGTCGTTTAATGTAATAAAAGAAGATTTAATGAATCGCTGGAATGTCAGCGGTTCCACAGAAGTTGAAGCTAGAGAATCAATCTGGCTTGCAATGAGACTGCTCGATAGAATACATGGTCATCTACAGTCCATAGTTGAAACTGGACATATGAACAAGGTTCTTAAAGAGCAACATCCATTTATCTAACAAGGAGTTTATTATGGCGGATACGCAAGAAGCCCCGCAACCAGCAGTAATCCCGACTCTTCCAGAAGGAAGTATAAGGGAAGCACAAGAAGCGTTTCTATCTTTGACGGAACCTGAAGAGGAGACACCTAAGAAGAAAGAAGCCGAAACGTCTGAAGAAGAAGTAGAGGACGTTGAAGAATCAACCGAACCTGAAGAGGAAACATTGGAAGCATCTGATGAAGAATCTGAAGAGGAGGAGGAGGACTCAGAAGAATCCGAAGTCGAAGAAGAAATCGTTGAGGAGGAGGACGACACACCTCAGTTATATGCTGTCAAAGTAGACGGCAAAGATTATGAGGTTACTGAAGAAGAACTCTTAAAGGGATACTCTCGACAACAGGATTATACACGTAAGACGCAAGAGTTAAGCGAGTATCGTAAGGAGTTAGATCAAGCATCTCAGTTTTATCATCAAGAGATACAAGCGACTCAGGAAGCTCGACAGAACTATATAGACTCTGTAACTACAGCAATAGAAACTAATCTAACTGGATTGCAAGAGTATCAAAATATAGATTGGGAGCGATTGAAGGCGGAAGACAAGGAGCAATTCTTGGTTAAACGCGATGAATATCGTGAAGCACAATCTAATATTGAGCAACTAAAACAGACACATCAACAAGAGTCACAAAGACAAAACTCTGAACACCAACAACAATTCCAACAGTGGGCGCAATCAGAACACTTAAAGCTAGTGAATATTATTCCAGCTTGGGGTGAACCAGAAAAGCAAAAAGCTATTGCTAAGGATCTGAGAGAGTTTGCTTTTTCTAAAGGCTTTAATGAAGAGGAGATTAAACAGTTATTTGACCATCGTTCTATCTTGATAATGATGCAAGCAAAGGCATGGGAAGATAACCAAAGAAAATCCAGAAATCTTAAAACTAAAAAAGTCAAAAAGAATGTAAAGGTTTTAAAGAGTGGAAAAGGTGTTGAGAAGTCTGCTAGTAACAAAGCTGTGCGTCATACTAAAATGAAGCGCCTTAAACAATCAGGTCATGTAAATGATGCGGTAGGATTATTTGAGGATTTCGTTGATCTTTAATAGGAGAATATTATATGGCAATTCCAACAAATACTAGGGAAACCTATGGTGCAGTAGGCATCAGGGAAGACCTTAGTAATATCATATATAATATTTCGCCAACTGAGACACCGTTCCTAAGTGGTTGTGGTCGCGAGACTGCTGAGAATACTTACTTTGAATGGCAGACAGATGCATTAACCGCAGCAGCAGCTAACCGCGCTACTGAGGGAAATGATCCAACTTCTTCTGCTGTACAAGAGCCAACTAGGGTGGGGAATTATACCCAGATATCGGTTAAGGCAGTCCAGACTTCTGGAACAGCCGAGGCCGTTAATTTTGCTGGGCGTAAATCTTCCCAAGCGTATCAGTTAGCGAAACGCGCCAAAGAAATGAAGCGTGATATGGAAAAGATGTTGATGGACAATGTGGCACAATCCGCTGGTGCTGGTCCAAGCCCCGGCCCTGCAACCGCGAGAGCGACAGCAGGACTAGGCGCATGGGTAGCTACCAATTACCACACTTTAGGAGGCGCACCTTCCCCACCGGGATTAGGTTCTGCTTCCAGTGGTAATGGTACGGATACCGCTAGTGACGCTACATCAACAGGAACATTAACCGAAGCTGGTATGAAGACCGTAATCAAAGAATGCTTTGATAGCGGTGGAACTCCAGACACCATTCTTGTTGGTTCTTCCAATAAGCAGGTTATTTCGGCCTTAACTCAAACAGTGTCAGAACTAAGAACATCAGCAGATAAGTCTGCTCCTGCTCATGTTGTGGCTTCTGTTGACGTTTATGTTTCCGATTTTGGAACTTTTAAAATAATTCCAGATCGATTCCAGAGAGCGCGTGATTGCTGGTTTATAGACTTTGACTTCTGGGCTGTGTCGTATCTACGACCGTTCATGACCGAAAGTCTAGCGAGGACTGGGGACAGTATAAAGCAGATGATTCTGGCTGAGTACGGACTCCAATCTAAGAACCAAGCATCAAGTGGTTTCTTGGCTGACGTATAGGTGGTAAAGGTGGGGGTGTAAAAACCCCCACTTATCTATGAAGAAAAATATAGAAGATTATTTATTCCATAAAAAGAACTTCCTAAGTAAAGACTTTTGTAAGTCTACTATAGAAAAATTAAAGGTTTGTGAATGGGAAGGTCATGACTTTACAGGTTATGAGTCAAATGATCCTGAACATGGGTTTGGATGGCAGAGAGAAGTTAAGTCTAAGCACGAGTTAGAGCCAGAGTTCATAGGGTTTACAAGCCCAGCCTGGTACGAGGATCTTGCCCAAGCTAATAACTTTATTATTAAAGAACTCTCTTCTGCATTAACTGAGTATATTAGAGGTTTTGGTTATAGCTGGTTTAATGGATGGAATGGGTATTCAGTTATTAAGTTTCTAAAGTATGCAGAGACTCACAAGATGGCTGAACACTGTGACCACATCAGTTCTTTGTTTGATGGCCAGATAAAAGGAATACCGATGTTGTCTGTTGTTGGGCAGCTTAATGATAACTTTGAGGGTGGTGAGTTTATAATGTTCGGGGATAAGGTTGTACCATTTGAGACTGGTGATGTTATTATATTTCCATCTAACTTCATGTATCCTCATAGAGTGGAGCCTGTAACTAAAGGAGATAGATATTCTTATGTCTCTTGGGCATACTAATTTTAAAATAATAAGGGGGTTATTAACTGGTGAACTCTTGGATTTTCTTGGCGTATATGCCTTTAACAAGGCGACACTTCCTGATGCCATACCTACCAAAGAGCTACATGGGTTTGTAGACGAACAGATTCCTGATACTCCTGCATGGCATGATGACTTAGCCATGAAGAACCTAATGTGCTACTTAACTCCAGATATGGAGAAGCACGTAGGAGAAAGTCTTATTCCAACTTACTCTTATCTTAGAGTATACAAGAAGGGTGATGAATTAAAGAGGCATATAGATAGGAATAGTTGTCAGTTCAGTGTAACATTAACTTTAATGCGTGAACCTAACGATGATATTTGGCCTATATATTTAGAAACAGACAGCATTTACAAAGTAGATTTAGAAGCCGGTGATGGTCTAATTTATCGTGGAACAATAAACCCTCATTGGAGGGATAAATTTGAGGGCAGTAGATTAGCCCAAGTATTTTTACATTACGTAAGGAGGTAGTTATGCCTAAAGAAATGAAGGGTTATAGTTTTTCAGATAACAAAGTAGGAGAAGCTGTTGATAAGGCTTCCAAAAGTTCGGGGGATGCCTATGGTGGTATTACAGGTATCATTTCTAAACTAGGCACTGGCGGTACCGTCAAAGGCCAAGACAATCAAAAAGAGAAAGGCTAATGGGAAAACGAAAAGAAGTAGAAGGTCCAATTACTTTATACTCGCCTGTTCATAGGGGCGGGAGTGAAGGAATAAAAAAGATCATAAAGTCTCTTGACACGGGAAAGAATGGTTATAAGAATCCGGGCAACAGCCCAAAGCACTCAGTGGAGAATCCGCTTAAATAAGGAGTTGTAATGTTTGTCTATGTAAAAACTCCCACCATTGCGGTGGTAGATGGGGTTATATCTTCTGAAGAGTGTCATCAGGTAATAGAGCATTCCAGAAGCAAGATAAAAAGAAGCACAGTTGCAACAGATGACGGACTTATCCCTGATAAAGATAGAACTTCTCATGGTGTATTCCTTCCACACTCTGACTTTCCAGAGTTATGTCAAAGAGTTGCTGACATTGCAGCCATTCCGCTAGAGAGAGCAGAGCCTATAAATGTTTTGCGATATACTGACGATCAGGAGTATAAACCTCATTACGATGCTTTAGATGGAGTGTATCTTGAGAATGGTGGGCAAAGGATATTAACATGTTTAGTTTATTTAAACAATGCTGTTGGTGGTTCTACTGCATTCCCTAAATTAAACTTAGTAGTCGGAGCCATTGGCGGAAGACTTCTAATGTTTGGTAATGTAGATGAAAATAATAAGGCACATGACTTATCATTGCATCAAGGACTACCACCACATGAAGGTGAAAAATGGGTGATGACTTTATGGTTCAGAGAAAAGATAGTAAATTAGAGAAGGCATTTGGAGCTAAGAAGGAGAAGGCTCCAGAGAAACCAAAACAAAAAACTGCTGAACAGCATCTAAAGGAATGGTCTGAAGACCAAACCAGAGCTGTAGGTGGTAAGGGGTTCTTAGTGGGATGAAGAGAAGAAGCGGAAAACTATTAGATGTAATGCCGTATAGACATCAGGAATGGATTGAAGAGCCTGATGGTGAGATATCTATAACTACTTATCAAGATGTTCAGCCTACAATAGAGCAGAACAAAAAAGATTATAACTTATATGGTGATAGACTTAGCCTGGGTAAAAGAGGCGAATGGCATAAGGTGGCTTCTATACCATTCAATGTTTACGAACAATGGAAGACAGAAACTAATGGAGCTATAGATAAAGATCCTAAGTTACTGGCTAAATATTTAAACGATCCTGATAACAAATATTTTAAAACAGCACCAACCAAACTATAGGGGTAAATAAGATGGGAGACTTATACAGATTAAACAATTTTAATTATACGTTTACAGCGCTGTCAACCTCGGTAACACTAGGTGATGCTGTCTCTGCACAATGCTACGCTATTATAATAAACGCCAGTGAGCCTGTGTTTATTAAAATTGACGAGCATGGAAGTGCTGCCACCGCTGGTTCATGCGGTTACTTTATTAAGGATTGGCCTCATTATATTCGCGTTAGCCCTGGAGACAGGATTTCTGGATTAAGAGCTGGTAGTAGTGATTCAGTTGTTTACGTAACAGAACTAACCAGATGAGAATGGACAAGCCAGATGTTCTTTATAGATTAGCTAATAAGCTACATTCTATAACGACTTCTACAACCTCTACTGAAATGGCAGAGGCCGTTGGCTCTGGTATAAGCGCTGTAATGATAACAGCTACAGAAGATGCTTACCTTGCATTCGGTGGAGAGGTGGACAATACACCGTGGAGTGATGTGGTTGGTGCATGGTCGGCACAAACAAACTCATGGAAGGAATACGAGGCTGTTGGTGAGGGTTATCAAGAGAAGGACTGGCCTACTTATTGGCGTATCAGTTCGGGGCAGAAAGTATCCGCTTTGCAGGTATCTGCTGCTGGAACAGTATACATTGCGGAGATGACAAGATAATGGCGATAGGAACTTATGCAGAACTTCAGACTGCTGTGTCAAACTGGCTAGACAGATCTGATTTAACTGACAGAATACAAGAATTCATAGACTTAGCTGAAGCAAGAATAAATCGTAACTTGCGCCTTCGTCTTATGGAGACAACTGCTACTGGCACATTGGTAGCGGGAACTAGAGATTATGCGTTACCCACAGATTATATACAGGCAAGAACATTCCATTTGACTCTTGACCCTATAGTTCCATTAGCTTATGTTACACCAGAGATAATGAATAGGATATGGGCTGGATCTACTGGTGGAACTCCAGAGTCATTCACCATCATTGGTGAAAACTTCAGACTTGGGCCGTCACCTGCAACTGCTGACGGTTATTCTATGC